ATTCATTGAAGTGGTAATAGTATTTAAACTGACATTGTGATTATAAGAAGTCCAATCAAATTCAGATATATATTTACCTTGTAAAACTTGACCTAATGATGCAACAGAACTGAACACTACACATTCATAATGATGTGTGACATCGTTTGAAACAAACACATTTGTCAATTGAAGATAGCCTTCAAATACATCTATTGTATCTTTTGAAATAGTTGCTTCAACTTTTATCTTAGGATTGTAGTTTCCAAATTGTGTCACTTCAAAATAGTCACCAAAGAACAAGTCATTGTTTGGTGTTGAAGGAATACGGAAATTGAATGTGTGATTTCCTTTGTTAGATTTAAAATCTTGTATGTCCTTGAACTGATAGTTTGCAGTCATTGGTTGACTGTCAGACAAGTCTAAATATACAACCCTGGAATCATCTTGTGTTTCAACTCTTATCTGTGTAGCCATCTATGTTGTTCTAAATTTAGGATTTGCAAAGCTGAATTTCAATTCATATTGGTATAACCCTCTATTCTTTTCACGCTTCAACTTCATTGTGCTTGTTTCAAGTATCAATGCTTTTGCATTGTCACCATCTAACAAATGAATCTGTGGTGACATCATCAAGTCTTTTATCTGTTCAATCTTATCTTCTGGAAGATAGTCTGTGAACATTTTTGTTGTGATTGTTGGTGCAACAGATGTGGTCATCATTCCTTGCTTTGCTACATCTAAAGGATAAGCAGTGTTGATTTGTGCTGCTGCATAAGTTGAAAGTCCAGTTGCTTGATTTATTATAGGTTTAGTAATGTATTCCTTTTTAACTTTCAGTTCATCTTTTCTTTCTTTGTTTAGTGTGATGTAATCCCATGCACCAAATCTGTTCATGTATGCAAGTCTTGACTGGTCATATTGTGAACAATAGGTAACTACATTGAATCTGTAATAGTTAGAAACCCTATTCCAAGTGAAATCTCTGGGATAAACAATATATTTTCCAATAGTAACTCCATCAATTTTCCCATCAGCAAAAGTAGTTCCAGAAAAGGTATAGTCTGCACTTGTGAAATCTAACTTTTCCATGTTCTCAATTCCAATTGCACAATAAAGATAAAATGTTTCATCTGTTCCAGTTCCAGCCACATCTTTGCTTCCACCAGTCGCAGTCAAATTTGCCATCTCCAAGTCTGCAATCAAGACATTGTTTGCAGTATAAAACTTTACCACCACTCCCCCAACTTCAACACCAGTATTAATTGCACATCTATTTAAAAATGCAATTGTATGGTATTCATCTTTTCCAATATCAATATTGTAATATCCATTCTCATATCCTCTGTTACAATTTAATAGGTTTTTTGTTGTGCCATCTAATTTGTAAGGTTCAAAGTCTACAATGACACCTTCATCTTCTTGACCTCTACCCCAAAACATGAATATTGTTTTTGTAATAGCACCAATTCCTAATGGATCTTTTACTGGAATACCATCAGCAGTTGTTGAATACATTTCATAGAACTTCAAAGTCATCACATTTGCAACACCTTTGAATGCTTCATAACCAGTTGAATTTTCAAGAAGTCCACCAGAAAAAGCAAGACAATCTCCATCCGAGAAATTTGGCAATGTGTGAATGTTTCCCTTCTGTGATGCAGTTGTTGTTGTTGGTGCATCTGAATCTAATGATGGTGAGATTTGTGGAGTAACTATTGACTTATATATTTCAGACAGATTGAAGACTGCTTGACCATCTTGATTCTGTTGTTGTGTGAATGATATTGTTTTTGTGACTGGTGTTGTTATTCCTTGAATCTTGTATGTCAATTCCATCAAGAATCTAAACTTGAACACACCAGTTGTGTCTGTGGTCACATAGGCAATGTTCTGCCCAGTTGATATGTTGAAGTTTGAATCGTTTATAAGTACATCTAAAGCCATCTTAATTCAGTTTTATTTCTTTTATAATTTGCTTGATGAAATCATTTGCCATTGCAACTGCAACATCATTTCCATCTGTTGGAATAGCTTTTTCAATTGCATCTTTGAAATAGTTTCTTGCACCAATTCCCTTTGTTGCCACTGCTCTACCAAGTACAAATGCAAGTTCTTCTTTTGCTTCTTTTGGACTTTTCTTAAATTTACCAGTTCCAAGTTCACGTAGTCTGATTGGCTTTGTTTCAATCCATTTCATCATCACACCCTTTGGAAGATTCTTGGACTTGAATTGATATGGTGAATTCTTTGCTGATGGTTTTGTGCTTTCAGAACCTTTCACACCTTGTTCAAGGAAATCTGCATAATCAACAGATGATGTGAATTCCAAGTCAAACCCACTTGCATATTTTCCACCACTACTTCTTTTCTGTTTAAGGCTGAACCCTAAAGAAGAAGACAAAGCACCAGATGAATTTGTCACACGCTTTTTTCCATCAATCATTTTGGATGCACCAAGATTGATTCTTGCAAGTTTCACAACCCTTGTTCCAAACTTCTGAAGTTCTTGTTTAGTAGTTGGAATCATTATCTATATTTTAACCATTCTCTTGTCGCATCAATTTCTGCATCTGAATAAACATATTCAGCCATAATAAATTCTTGAAGGTAAAAATCAGATGAATAACCAGTTGCACCTTCAGTTCCAATTTGTAAATCAAAACCATTGATGTCGATTCCACTTGTTAAAATTTCAATTGATTTTCCAGCACCATAAAAACATTTCATGTGTGATGCTGATGAATCAAATGTAAATGCAAGAACTAAGGGTTCTTTTCTTTTTAGTTCTGAATTATTTGGTACAACTTGGAAATCACTAAATACTGAACCAACTGGTGACAGAAAACCAATCAGTCCATCTGAACCATTTATATAAGAATATATTGTTGTTGTCCCGTTTGTGACTCTGAATATCTGGTTTCTATTATCAAACTCAGTATGTCCATTAAAATCTTTAAACTTCAGAAAGAATGTCCAAGTTGAACCAGTCAATGACTTTGTAAGTTGTGACAGATAGCAATCAGTTCCAGATGTTTTTGTTTGAATATGCAATGCGTGTTTTGAAAAATCATATTTCACATTGTCACCAACTCTTGTAAGAATATCTGATCCACCAATTGCATCAACAAATGGTGATAATGAACTTGCTTGAATTCCAGATGCAATAAGGTTTCTGCTTAAATCCATCATTGAAAACCATGCAAAATCAGTATTAGGAACACCAGCTGGAAGAGTCACATTTTTATTGTTCCATATTTCAGTTGGATAGTATGGTATATTGCATGCAGTAGATTCATTTGGTGTTATTACATTAAATGATGTCACCCATCCAGAACAATTATCTGGTTCTGTGTCAATGAATGGTGTTGCTGCAACTGGCATTTCCATAGAAATCAAAGTGTCAACATTGATGAAATACTTTCCTTCTGTTAATTCTTTGCATAAGTCCTGGAATATAAGCAGCGAATCAGAAAGACAAGTTGCTTCATTTCGCATCTTGTTAGATTCAACATTGTATCTGTCAAACACTATCACATCAAATCCATAAACAACAACTTGGTCATCAATTGAAACTCCAGTTGGTGTCAAGTGAAGTGCTGGATATTTTGTGAACTTATCTTTGTCAAAGAAGTTTACTTCACCATAAGTGAATGAATTGATTTGCTGATGTTGGTCAGCAATAGAATCAAAGTATTGTATTATAGCTTTATAAGTAATCATCTTTTTGCTTTGTTTTGGTTTTGCCTTGCTTCTTTTTCTCTTTCAATGTTCTTATCTGCATCAAGTGAAAGTTTAGTCAAACACAACATCAATGGTAGTTTTGTGATTTCATCAATCTTTGATATGTCACCATTTGCCAATCCATCAATTATTGCGAACCATCCATAGTTTGAACTGACTGTTTTTTTTCCTCCAGCTTTGAAGACAGATGGAAAGTTTTCAGTTGTTCTTTTCCTAAAGTCCAAAAAAAAACTGCAATAGCATTTCCTATATTGATTGATAATTTTTGAAAGTGATTTGCATTGTCTGAATGCTTATCAAAATCGTATGGATCAATATTATATCTGTTTCCTTCTTCTTTGTTTATTGGTCTGTATAGAACAGACATCATCTTTGCAATGTCATTTTCTTTTGCATAAGTTTCAATATCTACAAATTCACCCATTGTAAGTTCATCAAGATTTGGATGGAATCCATATTTGACACCATTGATGTCAATCTTATTTATGATGTTCTTGTTTACTGGTTTGCTAATTAGCTTTTGCAAATTCACTTGAATCTTCTTCAAATCTTTCAACTTCATCACTTCAACAATATGTTCTGATATATTGCAAAGAATAGAAATGGTCTTGATGATGATTTCTTTTTCATCTTCCAGTTCTTTCATTGCATGATTGTACTTCACATATTTTTCAATACTTACATCAGACCAATCAGTTGGTATTTTGATTTCAATTGTCTTCTTCATTCTAATAGTTTAAAGTTGATTTTTTGCTAATTTCCTTTTAAAATGCATAAACACCATAGTTTCCTTTGACTTCATACCACATTCGCATCATCAATGCATCAGCATAATCTGGTGACCTTCCAAGTAGTTGTTTCATTGTGTCCTTTGGTACAATTGAAAGTTTCTGTGTGTCCTTATCTAATTTGTCACGCTTGATGATTTCAAGTTCTTCAATGATGGTTTGTTTGTGTCTTGTGTCTTTGATGGCTATCTTTCCAGCATTCACCATTTCACCAAGTTTGAAGTAGCATTGTGTTTTTAAGTTCTGAAAGTTTTCAGACTTCAATGCTTTTGATCCATTGACAAATCCTTTACAACCAGAAAGTCCATCTTTCACACCACCACCAACACCATCTTCATCTACTATGATATGTGACCTTTGAACGCTATTCTGAAGTGCCATTGTTTTAAGTGCTTGAATTGTATCTGTGACTGATGACTTTGCAAGTGTTGAAATCTGTTGCACTTGTAAACCATTCCAAAGAATGATGACTGTCTTGTCAGCACCAAATCTTGCAACATCACAAGTGATGAATTTTGTTCCACCTTCAATTGTGTTAGTGAACATATCATGGATTGAATCATAGTCAAACAAAAGTGCATCATCTTCATTGTATTCCCAATCACCGAAAAGAAGTCTTTGTCTTGATACCTTGTCAAGTTTTTCAAGTTGCTTGATGTAGTGTTCAGATATTGCAGAATTGTCTGTCACAAGTGATTGAATGAATTGTCTGTGTTCTGCAAGTCTGTTTTCTTTTGATGGTTTATAGAATTCAGAATACAACCAAGTCTTTGTTGGATTGCAAGTCATTAATGTTTTTGGAATCAAATCAAACTTGTCCAGCTTAAATCTAATTCTTGAATTTAAAATGTTGATTGCTTTCTGTGACACCTCTGCACATTCATCAACAAATGCATCTGTGATTTCTAAACCACCAAGTGATGTGAAGTCTGGATCAGATGGATATAAGAACAAGTCTTTCAGATATATAATTGAATCATTGAAGAAAGTGATGGTTGAATCTTGTGCATTGTATGTGAAATCTTCATTTGGTTTCAAACCAACATAGTCTTGTGCAACTTCAAAGAATGTGTTCAATGTTGTTGCTTTCAGATTCTTCAGCTTGCTTCTTCCAATCACGCTTCTTGTTCCAGGATATTGAAGTCTTCTGTGTATTTGCCAAAGACAACCAGTGAATGTTTTAGAACCACCAGCACCACCACCAAACAGAATTTCAGTTGTGACCTTATCTTCAAGGAAACCAAAGCAGTCTGCTTGTTTATCAAACAAATCTATGTCAATTGTTTTTGGCATTCAATCTGTTCAAGTTTATCACAATAGATTTATCAGTCACTTCTGCTTTGACTTCTGTTCTTGATAATTTAGGAACAATATATTCAGACATCTTCAAGATGATTTCCAATGCTCTTGCTGGTTCTTCTATTGCAGTTTCTGTCAACCACAATTGCATCTTGTCTTGATTGTTTTCAATTAGCAGTTGAAATGCTTCCCTTATTTCTTGTGTTGTTTTATTTGGGACACCTTTTCTGCTTCCTTGTAGCTTGTTTCCTTTTTCAAATGGCATAAGTCAAATCTTAATTTATGTCTTTATCTGTCACTTTCACTTGTTTATCTGGATTGATTTCATCTGGAATAAGTTTGTGAAGTTCTATTTTTTCATTTCCTTCTTTCATTTCTTCAACAAAGTTCAATGCAGTTTTCATTGACATATCAAGTGCATATCCTTTGCATATTCCTTTGACATAAGATGCAACTGCAATTTGTCCTGGAAACATATTGACAATCATTTGCATGAAGTCAACACTACCATCTTCAAATCTTGGAACTTCTTCTTCTTGCTGCTTGTCTTGATTCATTGTTTTGATTTTTCCCATTGTTAGTTTGTTTATTTATGAACCACATGAATCACAATCTTCTGGATTGTCAATGTCACATGATGGTTGTTCCCTATCTGATAAGTCTTTCAAGAAGTCATCAAAAGATTCATTGATTGCTTGTTCTGTTTCTTTCACAATTTCAATGTGCTTTTCATTGTCTGGATT